CATCGTTATCGAATGTCCAAGTGTGAGCATCTGTGCTGTATTTTGTAGCAATAGTAGCACCGTTGTTGTCAACCCATACCCATGAATCTTCATCCTTACCTGCTGGGCTTGCTGGTCCTGCTGTGATACCAGCATAGTTGCCTGCTACGGTTTTTAGTGTAGCACCGTTGATAATGCTACCATCTGGCAATGCCACAACACCGCCATCGGTGACTTCCAGTACATACAGGTTGTTGAGTCCCTGGTTAGGATTTTCATTGTACAGTTTGCTGGTGGTAATCTTTCCATCATCTAATGAGTCAGTAAAGCCTTCACCAAAGTCTGTGATAGATAATCCGCCACCACCTAGTACACTAGCACCTGTGCTGTCTACAATGTCACCGCCTGGAGGTAGTCGTAGTCTTGTGGTGTCATCAACGAATTCAAATTTAAAATCACCGCCACCATCAATTCCAATTTCTGCTAGGCCATTGCTTGGATCTAGTCTAAAGTAGGCTCGAACAACATCGTTGTCGTCTTTGGATTCAAGTTGGAAAACTGCGCCTGGGTCCGCAATGATCTTGTTGTTCGCAAATGTGATATCACCAGTGTTAGCATTGCCGCCTGTAACCACATCTCCGTCAATAATCAGTTGACCTTGATCAGTAATACTTAATGGAATACCCCCAATAAAAATTGTGTTGGTACTAACATACAGGCTGCGCCAAGGCAATGTGCTTGAACCTAGATCGCCACCATTGGCAGTCTGCGGCAAAATATCTCCACCCACAGTCAAGTTGCTGGTTATGGTAGTTGCTTGATCGATAGTGATTGCTGAACTATCAGTAGTGCTCATCACACTGCCCGTAAACTCAAATGCTCCCAGGTTTAATCCGCTTCCGTCAACTAACCCTAATTTTGTATATAGATCAGTAAATCCTACATTGACTTTTTGGAACGCAGCTCGTAGGCTATCGCCCTTCTTGTCATTAGCTGTGAGGCCTACGCCTATTAATACATCTGTTAATTTTGCCATTTATCGCTCCAATTATGCCAATGCTGCTATTCTTGTTTGGAAGTCAGCAAAGCTAGAGCTTGCCGCCACAACAGATTTTAATTCTGCAAGATTAATTACTCTACTGCCTTTTAGTGTTAATCTTTCTGCTATTGTTATATCGTTTTCAAAAGTAACATCTGTGTTGAATGTTGTCTGAACATCCACTGTCAATCCGCTGGAGTCGCTGGTGCTGATAGTGCTGTTGATAAATTCCAGTGTTGATGTGTAGAATAGTTCTTTGGTTGTAGTATCATAAACAACCGGCCTTGCTGAACTTGTAGTTGATCTAACGGGATTAACATAGAATCCAGCTGCTGCGCCGTTGAGTATAGCACCGCTGGCATTTAAGATAATACTGTTTGCTGATTGATTATTGTGTCCTGCATAATGTCCGACAGCGATCGCATAGTCACCCTGACTTGATTGACCAGCATTGTCACCTATGGCAACCGCACTAGCACCTTGCTCAAAATATGCTGCTGATGCTCCTACAGCCACTCCGTAGTTGCTTTGTCTAAGTTCACCTGCCTGTCCTCCTATAGCGACTGCACGGGTGCCTTGATCTTCTGATCCAGCTGATGCACCAATGGCAACTGCACGATAGGCTTGATTTAAACCGGCATTTTCACCTAGTGCTATCTTTTCTTCACTGGTTCTCAATGTTGTGGCTTCTATGTTACCGTAGACTGTGGCAGTGTTGCCATCTATGATCTGTGTTGAATTGTCTGTGAACACAGAGCCTATGAAAATACCTCGTAAGGTGCCACTCACAGCGTCTACCATCACAGTAGAATCATCTGCAAACACTGAACCTCGTAAATCAAACACTGGATTCACGGCGATGGTTAAAGTGTCTGTGGCCACGTTTTTACTCAGCGTGATGGTTGCGTCACTGGCAATGTTTAATATGTCACTGGCAGCATCAGCTGCCAGTATATTAGCTATATCATTGTTGACTACAATTTGTGTAAACGCATTTACCGCAGGTGCTGAGTTGGTAATAGTCACGTCACCTGTGGCAATGTCTGTACTAACTGTGATACCTACACCAGAAGATATACTTATGACACCGGTGTTGGTTACTCTCAAGTTGTCACCAGTTGTGCCGTTTATGTTAATACCTGCACCTGTGGCTCTGCCTGAGGGCAAAGCAGTGACGTTCTGTAGACTGCGAACACCGGTATTGGTTATTGTTGACACGCCACTGCTTGTAGCAGTTGATATTCCCAACCCTGCCGCTACACTAAGTATGCCAGTGTTTGAGAATGTAATTGAGTCTGCTCCTGAACTCACTGCCAGACCTACGCCTGAGCCTGACAAGAAATTCACTGTGTCGCCAAATGTGGTTGCCACTATAGACAGATCGTTGTTGATCTGTATTTCTTTGAAGAATGTTTTATCAGGATCTATGATCAAACTGGTCCCCACACCAGTTAACGGATCGCCTCCCACGGTAGATCCTACGGGCAGATTAATGGTGTTGCCCACGCCTTTGATCTGTGCGCTTCCTGCCCACAAGCCGTTTAATGGATCTACTGTGGTGTGTTCTGCTGTAAACACCGATCGCCACTGATGAGTTACATCTCCCAAACTGCGTAAATTATTTGTAGTAGGAGTAACATCGGTATCTAACGATGAAAAATCTATAGGAGCCAGTCCTGACCCAGTACCAATAGTAGCAACTAGTATGTCAAAGTTTTCATTGACTTTGATAAATGCTTCATTGACTTCACTCCATAAAACAGGAGGACGACCTGGGGTTATATTATTATTAAAAGGCATTATGTTCTCCCTACCGCTATTTCAATTGACCCTATGTGATCCGAATCGTATGCTACCAGAGCTTTGCCAACTACTGTGCCTACTTTTACGTCACTTGTGGCAGCTACTGCCACTCCTGGAATTCCTGATGTGATCAAAATATCTCCTTTTGATATTTTTCCTACTACCTTGCAGGGCACACGACCTTGTAGTGCAACTAGATTCTTCAAGCCCGGGCAAGCATCATACATGACAAATGCTGCATTATTAGACACCACACCAGCTACTCTAGTGTCACCTTTGATATTGCCCGTAGTAACTTCTTTGTCTCCACCAAATACAAGAACAGTTCCTACTTCATATTCTCGATCACCTTCGTAGTATTCTGCAAGGTCAGCAGCATATGTGGCCTGCATCCTTGATCCTGGGTTCAAGCTCCAATTGCCTATGATAGTACCAGCCACGACATTGCCACCAGTGGTTAATGTCTGTGCCTGTATGCCTGTGCAAGTGATAGTGCTGCTTGATGTAATTGCTCCCACTGCGGTGATAGGAGCATTAGAAACACCGTTCTGCGTTTTGAATTCATGACTGTCATTCCAATAAGATGTTTTATCATCTGCAGCCAACGACCCTTCACTGATTAGTATACCGCCAGCACTGTTGTATCCGTAATAGCGTAGGTAACCGCCAGTGGCAGTTGTTGCTGAATCAACAGCCAACTGCGTGTCAATTTTGATATTAGACACATCAACGGTCCTGCCACCGAAATCACCGTTTACGTCTCTTACTATAATCTCACTGGCTCCGACACTACTGCTGCTTCCAGAAGATCCAGCTACTATACTATAAGAACCATCTGATGTTGCAGTAGCACCAGTTCTTCGTAAGAATCCCAAAGCACTATACTGTGATTTCTTAATGGCCAAACCATCGTTGACCACATCAGCGAATGCCACTGCGGCAGCGTTGGCAGTGCTCACACTGCTGTTACCGATCAGTGTGTCTGGAGCCAGCTGTGCAAGATCTCCTAGCTGAATACTGTTGGCCTTGATAGTAACATGTCCGTCAGTGACGTCAAAATCCGCATTGCTGAAACTGCTTAATCCACTAGCTGCTTGAATAACGGCAGCAGATCCTGTAGGTGCTGCGGCCTGTGCAGTAGCAATGGTCATTGCCAACTTGCTCTGTTCAATAGCTGCGGCCGCATTCACTTCAGCGTTGTTGACCGCACCGGCACTCAACTGCACGTCTATATTGTTTAGTGTAGAGTCTATGCCAGTGCGTAGATCAAAAGTGAGATCACCAGTGACACTGGCATTTACAAAGATGTCGCCAACACCAGTGAACACCATTACTTGACCTGCCTGCACATTAGATCCTGCATAGTTTTGTAAATTGGTAAAAGTCAGACTCTGCAGGTTTACTGCATCTTGAGGGTCAGTTGGATCGGCAACATTAGAAATCTTGTTGAAGTTGAGATTCATATTTGCCTGCATGCCCAGTTGGCCATCCAAACTCATGAAACCACCTGTGCCAAGAGGTATTACTTCGGCTGGCGCAACAGCGGCACCTTCATGTGAGATTCCCAGTCGGCGATCTATGTATTTGCGTGTGGCATTCTCTGTGGGCACAGTATCTGTGGCGTTATCTGTGAATCCACTGTCTGTGGAAAACTCACTGACCGGCACACCACGTTTGAATCCAATACCGTCCAAATTACTCAGTGCAATAGAACTTGAGAATGTGACCTGGCCAGTGCCCTGATCCACTCTAAAGTATGGTCCGACTGAGAAATTACCAAATTGATCTGTGGTAACATAAAACACACGACCCACATCACGTTCTTCTGTTTCTTTGGAGTCGTCTATCGGGTTAACACTACCTCCATAAATTTCTTTGGGATAGTTGGTGTCTGCATAAGAACCTGTGCCGATCTCGAGTAGATCGTGTCCAGTAACCCGAGTAAGAGCAATTCTAATAGTCAACGTGCCGAGGCTGCCGCTGGTACGCACAGCCACGGCAGCTTTAATGGTGTAACTTGTGGACAAATTGTTTATGGCATTGACTAACGGACGGTTCAGTGTGATTCTGCCAAACACGGTGCCAGTTACACCAGGACCTTGATACGAACTAATCACATATTCTTCGCCCAGGTAAACAAACTTAGCTGCAGATAATCTAGATATTTCAGTAGTTGAAATAGCAATTACCGCAAAAGCATTGTCACCTGCGCGGCCGGTAACTAGACCTACTTTATGCACTCCACTCTGTGTACCAGAGGTTTCTATGGCCGGATCACCAGGCACATCTGTAATTTGGAATGTATCAGGATTTCCTGTGCTGACAACAAAATACCTATTTTGAATACTTATTCCTGTGGGCAAAGCACCAGTGGTAGTGAATTTGACCACATCTCCCGCAGAGAATCCATGGCCGACTAGTGTTACCACAGCTGGATTAGCGATTGATATAGTGCAGGTTGTACCAGTTGGTGTTGAAGATATAAATTCTCCAGGCTGGAATACCGTGATATCTATATAGTTGTAGTTTTCTCTGGTCTGGGTGAGAGTCAACCCCACGATGTTATATCTATGAATGCCACTACCTGCAGTTGTGATACTCACAGCAGCACCGTTTTTCTGTGTGCTTATACTGAATTGTGTTTCTGTGAGATTGTTAGGTAACACATAGTAAGTTTCTCCCACTAGCAATGGAGCAGGTAACGTGCCCGTGGTGGTGAAAGTTATGGTATAGGCTTCTAACAGTTTGTGAGTTTTCACGGCTTTGATACTCAGTCCACTACCATTTGTCAATGTAAATGTGCCTCCTCCCGGAGTTGTGCTGACTGTAAACGTGTTATATGTGGGCTGTGTGATGATGTAATAGGTAATGCCGCTGACAAAGTTGTTGGCAGTGCTGGTAGGGATTATTCTATCACCAATTCTCAGTTTGTGATTACCACTGGTAGTGCAGACGTTTGAAACTATATCGGTTATGGTCAATGCCACACGGAATATTGTAGGTGTAGCCGGATTAACTAATATCTCATAAGGACCATTGCTATCTGCGGTATTAGTGAATGACAATACACGATACACATTTGAAAGTGTCTCACGCAGTTTAAGACCGGTAGAAGGTCTTACAGCAACATCTTCTAGACTGCCGGTGAGCAGTGTATTGCTGAGTTGACGCATGGTCATTTTGGTGTTATTTGCTACTACCGCAAATAGACCTTCTGAGGCAGATCCTATGCCAGTGCTGAGATTTAATCTTGCTACTCCTACTGGAAGATCAGTGGTAGTCACACTAGTCACTGGGTATCTATATATTTCTGTGCCGTGTAGAACTTCTAATTCTGATCCACTTAATGGTGTATAGTCATAATTATACACAAATATAGATAATCCACCTGCCACGTTGGCATATGCACCACTAGGAAAATAACAATCTACTCGTTGATTTAGATCTTCATAGACAGTGGTTGGGGTAGGAACTTCAAGTGGATCTGCACCTTCCGCAACCAAGGCATAATTACCATGAGCATTTGAACCGCCGACTGAACGAATCTGTCCACCAGTCAATGAGTAGTAGGCAATATGGCAGTAGTATGTGAACATGGACACTGCTTCAGTCAAGCCACCATTGGCCACAACTATGCCATATCCGAGGTCGTTGATCTGTGTGAAGTCATTACATAACATGCTTCTGTTACCAGGCATCAACAATTCATATCGATTGCCATTGAAATCCACATAGCTCACAGCCGATGCCTGAAGCGCAGCTTTATTGGTCTGAATGATGGTTCTAACAGCAATGTTATTAGCAGTGTAACCCACAAAGCTAGGTTCAGTTATGGCTACCACTGCCTGTGCAGCTGTGAAGTTGGCAGCACCGATGATTGAACTCATGCGGGTCATTAGGGTGTTTATGGTAGCAGCTTCTGTGGCCGAGGCAGGAGTTCCTGAGGTTCTAGTCACTGCAGAATAACTCACAGCTGGAGCCAAGTCCTGCACAATTTGTCCTAGCAGATAATTCAAATAGGCATGCCAGGTTGCAGATTGAGCTTGTGTTAGCGAAGAATCAGTGATCACTGCACCTGTGAGATTGTTGTAGAATTTCAACCCTCTTGTGCGTGTGGCCACATTGCCGCCATAAATCAAGTCATGGATCACTGCGTCTACAGCTTGTCTAATCTGATATTCTACTTCACTGGCCACATATACCGTGGCAGTGGTAAATCCACTGAGATTGCCTGCTATCTGTGCATCGATATAAGCAATTAGTTCAGCGATTTCATAGTCTCTGTTTGCCAACAGCAGTGCATAGGCATTAGTGACGTTAGCAGACAGTCCAACCGGTAGTGTAAATGACAGAGCTGGTGCGGCAACAATGCCGCGTTCTATAGTGTCTGCTATGACAGTATTGCTCTGATCCACAGTTTCTTGAATGGTAGGGTAAGCAGTAATTAGATCGTTTACAGAATCATGCACGAACTCAATAGCTTCCAATGTGATTCGTCGTTGATCGGTCAATACCACTGCGCTTTGACTGAGTCTGTAGGTCAAGCCATTTTGTCTGGTCCAGTAGTTGGTGCCTAGCACAATATCTCTTCCCAGGCCATCTAGGATCAATCCAGTGTCTCGACTGCAGGCAGCGGAATTGTACGTGAATACGCTGAATGGCCAAGGCGTGGTTTCATCTAATACAAATGTAGCTGTGCTGCCGTCCTTGTCATAGACAAAGTCTCGGACATAGTTTATTCTATATACAGAATCTGCTACAATGAATGATGCTGGAAGTTGCGGAAATCTATCAAGATCACTGACTTGCAATCTTGTTGGAGTGACCACGACGTCGATATTAAATTCCAGGTTGCCTGCAAATCCGTCTGTGAACATACCGCCAGCAAACACCTGTCTGTCCTTGCTGCGGCTGAATGAAGCACACTCTTGAAAGTATGGAGACCTTGACAATATCTGACCTGTGGGATCCAATACTCCCATGAAACCGCCATGACCTATGGCTGATATAGCCTGCCAACGCACGGTATCGTTGGCTAGGAACACGTCCATCTCTTCGTTGTCTTTGGGATAATTCACTGATCCCGATCCATCAATTACATCCTTGAACGCTGTGATCAAGTCTGTGATAACCCCATCAGCACCCACCTCAGACTGGAACGCAGGATCAATAGTCTGTAAAAATAAATTCTGTTTAGGTGAGGTCACCGCAGTATTAGTGATAATATCTTGAACCAGCTCTTCAAAAAGATCTATCACCGCCAGATATTCACTGAGCTGTGTGGTAATTACTGTGTTACCAATTTCACTTTGATAATATTTCAGTGCTGCAGATATAGTTCGATTGTATTCTCCGTAGTCTAGATCAAAAGTAAGATCGTCAACTAAGATACCTATGCTGGTTTTGTAGAATGGTTTATCATAATTAAAAGTAGAAACAAAAGGTATAACATTATTGATTTTGCGGAATTCAATAGTAGCAACGATTTCTTCCTGTAGAAACTGTCTGTTCAATCTGATCAGGTCCGCAGCTGCTTCGTAGCCGCCTTTGTTTTGTATTTTGGGGTAGACAGGTTGAGTGCTGTTCTGTAGATAATGATAACCGTAGGCCTGTGTGACCACATCAAGGCCATCAATGACTGGGTCTCTACGGAATTTATTAAATGCCCAAGGACTAGCAGATGTGCCTGGACGAGGTCTAAAAATAACTCTACGGAATTCATCTCCTACTACAGAAACGTTTGCAGGAACTTTTAGTGGATAGTTTTCGAAATATTCTCCACTTTCTACTAGCACAGAAATCTGTATGTTTCTAGCAATGTCTCCATAGGTTATGCTTTCACCTATTTGAAAATTGCCAGATAATATATCCACATCAAAAATTTCATTGCCACCACTCTCTAGCTGTCCTGAATGCGCCACAATCTGGGCCAATGCGTTGCTGGTCTTACCTCGTAGGAATAGTCCTTCACGTATGTCTCGACCTCGGACAGCTTCAACGGTGTTAGTAGTAACATCTCCTGTGAAGTCTGTGCGCAATCCTGCGGTGTAGATCAAGAATCTAGGAAGATCTACTACGAAATTTGGCAATGAGCTAAATCCCGAACCTTTGTCTGTAATAGTGATACTGGTAATTGCCCCGCCGGTAACCACAGCGGAACCGAATGCTCCACTACCACCGCCACCGGTAATTCTTACAGAAACTAAACTGTAACCACTTCCACCATTGCTGATAGATACTGACCCCACTTTGTATCTGATATTAAAAGTGGCACCAGTTCCTATTGGACCGATCCCTACAGGCGCAGCACTAGTGATGATTGTGGTCGGCACGGCAGTTGCACCCGGTAGCGCAGTATATGTGCCAGTAGAGACGACTTTAAAAGTAACAATAGCACCGGGAGTAGTTAGGGTAGTCAATACTTCTATTAAACAAGCCCCACCACCCGAAGGCACAGTTCCTCCAGAGACTTGTAGTATATCACCGGGATAATAATTTGCACCTACAGTATTAATTACAACAGTGTCCACACTCATACGTATGGTGCCAGCAAATCCTATGCCAGATGTAGGGGATTCTTCAATGGCAGTCAACGAACATTCGGTAGCTCCGTTATTAAAGGTCAGTGTTTTTTCATAAGGCCCAATAATAGCTCGTGATTCTAAAACCAATTGTTCTGCACGTTTGAGAGCAGCTTCGAGAGTTCTATAAGCATACGCTAGAGCACGACCTTGCAGTTCTTGCGACACACCCGGGCGATCGTCTTCACCGCTGAGCGCCACATACAAATTCACACTGCTACCAAATGCCGAACTATCAACATACTGTTTTGTAGCTGCGATCAATCCGCCGTAATTTGTGTCGTCATCTGGTTCTGGACTTCTAGAAAGTATCAGCGGTCCGCTCATACGTCCAAAGCTGGTATCCGTAAGACCTGTAGCAGGATCTATGGCATTGACTCCGAATCTAGATATTTTAGAATCTGCATAATTCTTATTAACTAATTCGTGACTGTAAATTGGTGCCAACGGGCTAATTGTTGTTCCGGCATCAATTATACGATATTGATTACCGCCAGAGCGCATGGACAAATCGCCGCCTAGTTGTGGTGTTGTATCAGCAGCTATTTCGGCAAAATCTGCATTAATTGCAATTTGATTGGGGTTAGTGGTAAAATCAATGCTGATACCACTGCCTGCAACAAGTTTTTTAAATTGCAGTCCTGACTCTGTGTTATTCACAGTGACTACAGGAGTATTGCCAGTAACAACATCGTTCTGACCCACGTAGGTAGATGGAGTGTCTTCTAGGCCTGTGAATTGTAATCTTTCGCCGAGCCCTAGTGAGCTGTAAAGTTCTCTAAAGTTGTCATTAACTTTACGGAATGAATCTCTTATACTGTCGCCGGTGCCGTCGTTGCCAACGGTACCGATATCAATAGTCTTTCTTGCCATGGTTAGAATCCTAGATTGAGCAAATGCTCTAATATTTAGCCCAAAGTTTTATAAGCCGGATGTAAATACTAGATGTTTCTCACAATCAAAACTCAGCAAAATCAATACTCTAGACTCAGTAAACACGGAGTCGAACATCAATATAAGAGAAAAAAGACCGTAGCAGTATTGAGATGTGACGCCTGTGATTCAATATTTGAAAGAGATCTCAAACATATAGATAAGAAACGCCTCAGCAACAATTTCTTTCATTGTTGCGGGTCTTGTGATGCCAAAAGATTTGCTCAACGCAAGGGGATTGAGCAGAAGCAGATATGGAACATGCCTGCTAGTTTAGACTTACCTGTGTCTAAATTCTAAATGATTCGCCGCAGCCGCAGCGATCTCGCTCATTGGGATTGATAAAATCAAAGCCTTCATTGAGTCCATTGCGGACCCAATCCATGGTCAACCCGTTTAAATAGGCTAGACTTTTGGCATCAACCAGCACAACAAACCCGTCGTGTGCAAAATTAGTTACTCCTACTTCAGATTCGTAACTGTCCACGTATTCTAACACATAGGCTAGCCCACTGCACCCTGTGGTTCTAACACCTATGCGAATGCCTACACCTTTACCTCGGCGTTCTAAATTCTGTTTAATCTTTTTAGCCGCTGTGTCGGTTACGGTAATCATCTACGGCCGCCTTGATAGCATCTTCTGCAAGGATACTACAATGTATCTTTACTGGTGGTAGAGCTAGTTCTTCTGCTATTTCTTTGTTTTTGATTGTTCCGGCTTGGTCGAGGGTTTTGCCTTTGAGCCACTCTGTGACAAGGCTCGAACTCGCGATAGCCGATCCGCAGCCATACGTTTTAAATTTTGCATCTGTAATAATACCTGTATCATGATCTACCTTTATTTGTAGTTTCATTACGTCACCGCAAGCAGGAGCACCGACCATACCAGTGCCCACTGTGGGATCATCTTTGGCAAATGATCCTACATTACGTGGGTTTTCGTAATGATCAATTACTTTGTCCGAGTACGCCATTGATTATTCTCCAGTTTATTATCTTCCATATATTAGACAAATAGCTTTTTTTATCTGCCTGATAGTCCAATGCCCATGCATGTTCCCACCAATCTACTAATAGCACAATGTCGTTCTTGATTTCGTGATTCACAATGGTTTTGATCTTGCCATCCCGAGCCAAGTATACCCATCCGCTGCCCTGTATCTTCATGGCTGTTTTTTCAAATTCTTCTTTGAACCGGTCAAAAGTATCAAAGTGTTTTTCTATAAACTGTAAAATAGCATCATAGGGTCTATTAGATCCTTCTGGTTTTTGTAGTTGACCAAAATAGATACTGTGTAAAAATGCGCCAGCTTCGTTGAAATCGTCATCACCTTCGCCCTTGTTGTAGCGATCAACATAGGCTTTGTATAATGTTCCGTAGTGATAATCTATGGTTTCTTTGGATTTCACGGGATCGAGATCTTCGCGATCGTATGGCAGTGTCAACTGTATGAGTTTGTCTTTTTTGCCTTCAACAATGAACTTTTGAATGAAATTGTATGCCATACATGTATTTACCGCATAAATAACCGACAAGGAGATTTTAATATGCTAGGATTAATCAAGAAACTTTTTGGCAGTAAGCCAGCCGAACCTGTTGCAGTTCCCTACAAGGTAGAAACTCCACCAGTCGAAGTCGCACAACCTTCAGTCGAGCCAACAGCAGCAGAAGTTTCTGCTGAAAACAAAGCAGTGGCAGTGGCAAAAGCCAAACGAGCACCAGCGAAAAAAGCGCCTATTAAGAAAGTAGCAGCGCCGAAGACTCCGCGAAAGCCAAAGGCTCCGTAACTTTTTTATCCTGCTCGTAAAGGGCAAATGAGGCTAAATTCTTGGCCTTGCTTTCACACATGATGTCTGCCCACGGCCTATGTGTCAACGCCCACTCATTGACCGCGGTATTCCAATAAAAGCCACTGTGTGCTCTTAGTTTGGCTTTTTTGTAACCTGCTTCTAGGAGGGACGGAAGATCGGGGCGGATGTGTCTGGGATGGTCAATAAGACAGTCTTCCCGTGAAACACTATAATGTATGACAGGGCGCACACCACGCCAGCTATCGATAACCCTTTTAACACGATCATCATTTGCTTCAATGTATTCTCCAGTTTTAATCCAGTGATGATGAATGTCTAGCACCAAGGCACAGTCTTTGACCAATTCAATGCTAGATTCAATACCCCAGGTCATTTCGTCATTTTCAATGGTAAGGCAGTTGCGAGCCTCGGGTGTCATTTTGCTAAGAGCGTCACGAATACCTTGTGGTCCCAGCTTGCCGGAGATATGCACATTGATCTTGAAGTCTTGGAATGTTTGACCATATCCCATCCATCGAGCCATGTCCACATGATACTCGAACTCTTCTATACTGCGTTCTACTATGCCCGGGTTAATAGACGCCAACACGCAAAACTGGCCAGGATGAAAGCTGAGCCTAACATTATTCTTCCTAGCCACATCACCCACACGGGCAAATCCTCTTTCTGCAAAGGCTCTAACATCGGGCTGCCGCCAAAACCACTTCCAACTAGGCTCAGTGTATACAGGAAGTATATCACTTGAGAGTCGTACCATTCTAAGATCTTCATCTAATGTTCCTACCCTGCTGACTAATTTATAGCAGGCTTCTATGTTTCGTTCCATTAACTCCCAAAGACGCTGTTCTGCTTCTTGAGGATGTTCACGCAACCACCTAACTGTGGTAGAGCCTGTATTTAAGTCACGATCAACAGCATTGATTTTCATGCCGTTGACTTCGGAAGGATCGTTGATCCATTTGCAGGCAAAGCCTAGACGTCTGAGTGTAGTGTTCATACTATAAGTATAACATCATCACTGCCAGTTGTCAACTACAAATTTGTCCTGAACATCCTGTGGATTTGGTTCTCCGTGAAACACAGCTATACTACAATCTGGAGGAGGTCGCACATCGTGTTTCACTGTTTTGAATCGCCGTCCGCCATGTGCAACAGTGAGTTCATCTCTGCTGCGTATTTCCCATTTGTAACTCATAATCCATTCTTTGGGCCAAAATATCATTCTATCTTTGGCTATCTTCCAAATCCAATCTTGATCTCCTTGCAGCCGTTGTGCCTCCGACGGTTTCGATTTGAATTGATCGTATATATGACCTTGTGTGCCGTGTGTCCATGCCAACACCGAACTGTTGAGATAATTCCAACTGGGGAAAAATTTTCTATTGAAATCATGGATACCTATAAAACTGGTAGGATGATATCCAGTGAGCTTATTCATGTTGGCATGTATGACTACATCTAGATCCAGATATAATATTCTTCCCCTGAGAGGTAATGCAGAATCAAACATGTGAACCTTGTGCCACCAACCTCTAGCATAATTGGCGTTGGGTTGATATATTTTACGAACTCCGGCAATATCATGTTGATCGTCGGTGAGACAGGCAAACTCATAAGGCACTGTGAGATGTCTAGACACCATATTACGTAGACGCTCTACATATTCACGACCATATTTGTTACCGAATCTCACACACAGCACAGTGATAGGTTCGTTGAGATCCGAAGGCACTACAAGATCGGGATATTCTCCACGTGCTGCCATTTTGGCAGCTCGCTTTTCAGCCTTGGCTTGTATGCGTTGTTCTTTTGACAATTCCATCTATGGCTACCAAGTCTTTTAAAATATCACCCAGGTCGTCTAGTTTGATCATATTTGGACCATCGCTAGGAGCACTATCAGGATCTTCGTGACATTCCATAAAGACAGCTGCCACTGAACCTGTGGCTATAGCAGCTCTCGCCAGGTATGGGACCATGGTCCTATCTCCGCCAGATCTTTCTCCCATTCCTCCAGGCTGTTGAACAGAATGTGTGGCATCAAAGACCACTGGATAGCCAGTGCTTGCCATAATAGGTAGGCTGCGCATATCAACCACAAGATTATTGTATCCATGAGTGTATCCTCTTTCGCATAACATAATGCGTTCGTTTCCAGTTGAAGCAATCTTTGATGCGACGTTTTTCATATCGTGGGGAGCAAGAAATTGTCCCTTCTTGACATTTATAGCACAGCCTGTAGCACCCGCGGCCAACAATAAGTCAGTTTGTCTACATAAAAATGCTGGAATCTGTAGTATGTCAATGCCAGCATCTGCACATTCCTTTGCCTGCCAGCTTTCATGAATGTCTGTCAAAACAGGCACTCCGAACGTATGTTTAATCGCATTAAGAACATCAAGTCCTTCTTTGATTCCTACACCACGTTTGGTAGAAATACTAGAACGATTGGCTTTGTCAAAACTGCTTTTGTATATCAAAGGAATACCTAATAATGCTGTGATAGCAATTAATCTTGCACAAGTATCTTCTGCATGATCTTGACTTTCAATTTGGCAAGGTCCAGCAATTAATACGAACGGAAGATTGTTACTAACAGAGAGAGAATTAATATTAAATGTATGCATATAATTATTTACCAATGCCTAATGGTGTTGGCAACAATAAAGCAACAGGTTATAACGTGAATGACTACCCAAAAAGTTTTTAAGAATAAAACAATTCGAGCTTCACGTAGAGTGAGGATAGGCACATCTGGCCTATCCTCATCAGTTTGTCCCATTCTGTGCCCGGTTGCCCGAGCCCATATTTTTTCAAAACTATTCATCCTTCGTATATTGCAGAATTACCTGCGTGTTCGAATACTTCGGCAGATTTTAGTTTAACGCCTACGCCAACAGGATAACGTGCTTCAAAAACACGACCATCAGGATGTGTCCAGCCACGGCCTTCTTGATAAGCAGTTAGAATTTCGTTCATAGTCTTGTAAACTAGTTCGGCAAACATTTCACAGCCTACACCATCTACAATACGTAGATCGATGATGCCCATGTTTTTAAAACCACCTTGGATTTTGTTTAATTCTACAAATGTGCCACGTTCTGGATCGTCTTTGCCAATAACTAGTGTATGATCAAATTGCCATTCACTCCATTCTTTGAATGCTTTGAGTCCACCAAAGTCCATGACCCAGTTGCGATCATCTAAGGTTTCTGATTCAAAGATTAGTTTAATGCCAATGGAGTAACCATGTAGCATAGAACAATGTGAGTGCGTTGAACGCCATTGTCTAAAACAGCATGACAGCCCTCTGTCGTTGCCGTAAGTTTTTGTTGAAAGATATTTTGCCATCTCTAGTCTCCTTTATATAGGTAGCAAGTTTGATGACTGCAGAGTGTTTATAGAGGGATGATGCCATAGAGTCCTCTTTGTGTGTATTGTAATATTATATTACATTTCTATTTATAATGCAATGAATTTCACATTATTTTTCTGCCATTCCGGTGGCATCTGCCAGTCTGGTCTATTATAGATCACAAATGTTGTATCGGGATAATACATGAATACTGCGGCAATTTGATAGACCCAATAGCTGGGATCTACTGCCTGTGATCCCACTCTAGCATAGTTCACGGTGCCTTTGTAGATATTATTCACACTGTGATCGATCGGATACAGATCAAATCCGATCATTACAACTTCTTCGTGTCCTAACATCGCTGACAATAGCACAGCATAACCGCCACTGCCCCAATGTTCAGCTTGATCCTTTTTCGATTCACCTCGGGTAGGCACCTCAGGTAGAAGATTGATGTTTTTGTTTTTTCTTATTTTTCTGAAGTAGTGATGCCAATGGTCCCGCACATAGATTTCTGTGTCTTTGGTATTGGGATTATTTACAGCTTCGTCAGCCATTCTGCGATCGCAACAGACCAAATGATTGACATTTAGATCTCGATGTATGGCATTACATCCTATAAGAACATGATCGGTGTATGCGCTGATATCAACGCGGCGTCTACTTTCGCCATTGCCAATTACCAATGCTCGAGGCATTATTCGATTCTACCGAATCCGTTCCATATTCCAGGGTTGCCTGGCTGAACACATACCCAACCAATTGACTTTCCTGCTTGAGGTGAACTGTTCCATACGATATCGCCTTCGTTAAACGAACCGCTACTAGGAGGTTCATTCCCACTAAGATGCAACTTGTCGTTGAATTTTAATGCACCATTTACGTGTAATGTACTACGAGGATCAGGATTGTTGACATTGATGCCCAGGGAACCTATGATTGTGACCTTGGTATCGCCCACCGTCGGATTGCCTATGATAACATTACCGCCAGCTTTGATTTGGATCCTAGCTGTGTTATCGGTTCCTAGTTCTAGGTCAGTGTAATTATAAGTGCCAATTCTTGCAGTGTTGGTACCTTCTGCACCTATTACTATATCCACATTTTGATCTATGATATTAACAGCAGCTTTGGGTTGATCTGTTCCAAGCCCTAATCGATCAGATATACTGTCATAAACTAGATATTGATTTACACTTAATCCGCCATCTACTATCAATCCCTTGAGACGACCAACTTCTCTTAAACTGCTTTTGGTTACGGTAGGACCTAATTCTTTCTCATCAATTAATTTGATGTTGTTGGTGCTTAGATATTTTCCTTTGGCAAGATCTATATTTTCAGATATAAAAAATCTATCTGGATCGGAATTAAAAATGAACTGTTTATTATGTCCCTGTCCATTCCACAGTATGCCTTTGCCATTGATATCGCCTTTGATGATGATGTAAGGGAATTCAGCAGAGTCAATTTCTTGACCTTCTTGAAATACTTCTTGCAATAGGGTAGTTAGGGCATTTAATTTTTCTTGGCTTGCCATGTTATGAATTTCCAATTTTACCGAAAGGCGACCATATCCCAGGAGATCCGGTTTGAATGCACACCCAACCCACATAAGAGTTCATTCTCGGTTGGATGTTCCATATAATGTCACCTTCGTTATACGATCCATTTGTTGGATAAGTGCTGTCGTATTTTTGCAGTCTATTGTTGAATCTCACTGCGCCATTTACATGCAGATCAACTTCTGGATCCGGAGTCGAAACCCTTACTGAAAGTTTACCATGTACATGTATTTGGGTAGGAGCCAGTTTGGGATTACCTAATATAATATTGCCACTCGACGAGATGATTATTCTTGCAGTGTTGTCAGTGCCTAATTCTAAATTATTACTGGCGTAAGTGCCAATGAATGCTTTTACGGTGTCTTTGGTGCCGAGAACTATCTCTACTCCGTCATCTAGGATGCTGACAGCTGCGTTAGGATTTTCAGTGCCTAGTCCTAGTCTGCTAGTGTTGGCATCGAATACCATAAACTGACCCACCGATAATCCGCCATCTACTATCAGTCCATTAAGCCGACCAACTTCTCTGAGATTGCTTTTGGTTATAGTAGGACCTAATTCTTTCTCATCAATTACTTTGATGTTGTTGACAGTGATGCTTTTGCCTTTGGCAAGATCGATGGATTCAGATGAAAAGAATCTATCCGGACTGGAGTTAAATATAAACTGTTTGGTATATCCTTGGCCACTCCAAAGCAGTCCTTTGCCGTCGATGGTATCACCTGAAAACACAATAGGCACATCTTTCTCAAATTTGATATCTGCACGTATCTCATCCACCTCTAGAATCTTGGTTTTTAGGGTGCCTGCGACTGTGAGATTATCGATGTTTTCTACGAACAGATTAGTGACAGTGACACCATCATTGTTCACTGTTAATTGAGTTTTTACAGCGGTATCTGTGATACCGGTGCTGGCAAAGTTATGTATTTTGCCTCCGGAAATATGATCCCCCGATAGAGATCGAAATGGCATTTTTCTTGCGATTTCTTTGACATCTGGGGCAGCGGTTTGTGCGATCGAGTTGATCTCATCGCCTAGTGCGGCTAATAAATTATTGACATTACTCATAGTAATGTATTTATCCGCCAACAAAAAAGCGGACCAAAGCCCGCTTTTTACTGAGAATCTACTTTGTTATTGCACTTTAAGTAGCACAGTATCTTCGTTGATACGACCGTTGAGTTTGATATCTACGGCCTTGATATCGTCTAGAAACTTGCGTAACTGCACTTTACCTGCAGCCTTGAACTCTTTGAGCTGTTCTTCGGGCTTGCGCAGAGTTTTCTGCACACTTTTTATTGGATCAAATCCAATAACTGTGGTGCCTTTGACTGCAAGATCGCTGAATTCAGCAGCCATATATTTGCCCAATTTGCGTGTTTTGACATTAAAGATCCACAGTTCCTTGGCTCCGATGATGTCTTGTGGGTTGATAGACACTAATTTAAGTTTTTCATCCTGCTTGAGATACTTCATCTTGGCCACAACTTTGGCCTTGTCAGTGGGCTTTTTAGCACGAGGCTTTTTATTAACCTTAGCCTCTTGTGCTAGCATATCACAGGCTGCAAGAATTTCGCTATAGAACAGCGTGATCTTCTTTAGATTGGCCTTGCTCAAATGACTATAACCTTCTTTCAATTGCTCGTCTTTGGTAGTGGCTGCTTCCACTAATTCGTCATAGTTTCGACTGTATAGTGTTTTAATGATTCGAGCGTGAGCGGCCTTGGCTTGGCGTCCACGTAGAAGATTTAGAAGTTTAAATGCTTTTGGATCAAATGCATCTGGATCTGTTTGAAAAGCTTCAATAGCATCTTCAATCTCTTCAGTCATGCCTATTGCAACTTCACGCAGTCGTTCTTGGATGCTAGGAGTACACACTGCGGGTTTGACCTCCACTGCACCTTCTTCGAGTTCAACTTCGTCATGTTTACCTTCTTCGATGATCTTAGCAATGGCTTTGCTTAACCATTCTGCGGTATTACGGCCCTCGTTGAAGTCTGCTCTTACTGCTGGCATACCTTTGAGTAAGTTGGCAGCAATGGCACCTACGGTCGTGCCGCATCGATTGTCTTTGGTATCTTTGAATGCTTTAATAACATCTTTTGGATAGTTCTGGCTGCTCATCCAATTAATAACTTTGGGTTTGAGTTCTTTGCCGCTGGTTTCCAAACGATAATAACTCATAGCCATCCGGAAATGTCGACTGAACTGGTCAGCAGTCATGATCTCGTGGTCGTCCCATTTTGGACTTAGATCACGTCCTTTGTTTTGGCGGATATCGATACTTGCTTTTTTCAGTTTGGTTACCATAGAGTCACTCCTGTTGTTAAACAATACATATATTATAGCACCAAATGATGAACATGTCAACCATGATTAAATCGTTTGATTTCATGTAGGTCTCCGTTTTCATCTTCTTGGTAGACCACAGCTTCTGTAATTCCTAATCCAAGATTGGCTTCTGCTATTTCCAATGCTTCTTTTCTACTGCTGGTGGTTTCTACCAATTCTTCGTGACCGGCCTCATCCACTGCCCAAACTTCGTAAAGTTCAAAGTTCATGATACTAACACAATCTCCTTAAGTAAATTTTTCCCAGTCCCCACCAGGCGCCACCACCCAGCCAAGCTGTTGAAGATCATTCCGGATCTCGTCGGTTATACAGCCTTCCGGCACATATTTCTCTACTACTGCCTTCCGAGCTTCTTGTTCTTCGGTCAGCTGTTCGTTTTCTTTTGCAGGTGCATAGACGCCAATATCACGAATACCTGAACAGTACCAATCTATGTAGTCGCCTTTTTGTTGCATGTCAGCAATGATGCCACCAGCACTGCGCCAACTACAACCCCATTCCTCTTGTTTAAGGATAGGAATAACATCTAATTTAATAAACCCGTTGTTGCACATGGCCGCATATAAGTTTTGGGCGTAGTCATCTCTGGCTCGAACTTTCTCTAAAATCCAATCGGTGGTTAAGAGATCGTACTCCATATTGTTTACACGGCGTTGGGGATCGTCAAACTTATGATCGTGTTCGTTGATTATCTTTTCAAAAAGATCTAGATAATCTTCATTGACGGGTTCGCCTTGTTCAGCCTGACGCTTGACATATCCTTGCTTTTGGAAAGAATGCCGTTCAGGGCTGCTTGAAATTTTTGACATCTTGTATTGCTTTCTTTAGTGTTTCTGCGTAGTTAACTGCCTGTTGTTCGGTCATTATGATGCTGGCTTCGTATTTGACATAGCCTTTAGTTAACAAGATCCAAATGGTCTGCCAGCGATTGAGCTTCCACCATTCTGATTTTTGTGTGGTATAGGTAGTAACCGTAACATAATGATCGTCAGCTTCAACCCAAACATTGTGATCGTGATTGGCATCTTGACATTCGCAAACAACTTGATAGGTAATAGCATCGCCCCAGTCGCTGCGTTTCAATACGCCTTCTGCTGGAGTTTGTGGTTTAAGTGTCGTTAAAGGTTCGGACATCATTTCTTCTTTCATATATGCTTTTTACCATACGTTGATAGTCTTCTTCCGGCAACACAGTTCTATACATGCTGAGAGCCTGTGTGACCATGATACCGGCTATCTCTATGTCTTTATATTCTTCCATCATCACGCTAGTAAACTGTAGATACTTGGTATATAGGTCTTCAATACTGTGTTGATTTTTATCAGATATACTCATATTATGTCCATAGACTATCTCGGGCTTTGATAAGGCGGATCATCATAGCTTCATCTTCGGCCGCATATTCTTCTTCAATCTTCTGTAGCAGTTCGTGTGATCGTGTGCTGAGTTCTTCAAGTTCGGGAGTCTTCTTGCTGCCAAAAAGTCTGCCATCGTTGAGGAGTCGTGCCTTTTCACAGTATTCAGTCCAGCCGCTGACATCATAAGGATCAGGACGATTACGATAAGTCACAGTCCACCATAGGTAAAGTTCTTTGATCTCTTTTGCACGAAGAGCCTGTCCTGTAGGTTTGCCGTAGTCTAGATGATCTGGTTCACACCAATCAGTGTTAGTAAGAGTCATAGCCCAATCTAAATGATCAATGCCTGCTTGAGGACAGCGCCAAGTGCGCCAACGGAACCAACCTGTAGCCCAGAAAGGTGCCTTATACTTTGCCTTATCTTCTTCGCTACCCCAAGCAATATGACTCCATGCTTGTTCTATTTCAACAAAGTCTACAAGTTCGTTGAAGAGGCAAGGAAGGAACCGGTTGCCCACGTCGCACCAGTTACCGGGCTTAATATCGCGAGGGTGAGCGGTAAGACTATGAGTGCGACTAACCCAACGGTTATTAATGTAATACTTAACATCGTAAATCTTTCTAACAGGCCAGGTGACAAAATCTTGGATATAGCTTAGGCCTTCTTCAGCTAGCCAATAACGGACAGGATGATAGCGTTTGGCTTCATCTTCCCATTCGGCCCAGCCGTCCGAGGTTAGCGCACCCTTTTTAGGTGTGCCTCGAACCCAATCTGCGAACGGGGAGCATGACCAGTAGTTTGTGTGTTGTGCCATAATAAAGTAATTATACAGTCTTTCTAGAAACTTGTCAATAAGAATCTTTTTTGACTCAAATTTTTCTTTGGTATCCGGCTAGATTGAGCATGATACTATACTGCTCGTAGGCTTTTTGGACAGCAGTATTGGATTGACGATACCAACTTTCCTCACGTTCCTTTTCCATAAGCATGGAAAACATGTCGGCATCGCTGTAGCCGTGGGTATGATTGCCAAAAAATCTTTGTTCCATTTCTACAAGAGCTCGAAATCTGCTTTCAGGTATTTGAACTGTGAATACTTTTTCTGTTTCAAATTTTACAAAATCTCTGTTTACAATATCTGCTCGCAGAGGATCTGTAAAATATTTGGGAGGGTGGTATCTGGCCCTACGTTTTTGATCATCTACAATTTGTATTTCGTAGTTTTTACAAAACTGATCAACTTTTTCTTTCATTGTACTAGGCTTTCTGCTAGAGGAAATATTTCTGCAATTACTTTTGCACAGGCTTTAGCAATTTCTTGATGCTCTTTCTGGGTGCCATTGGCCGAGCGTAGTTCAATAAAATGCACCCATGACCGCAATGTTCCATTCATATACAAGCGACTTTCTATAAGACCTTCTGGTAATACAGCCCGAGCCTGTTCCTTGGCTATGCCATTAGCGATAGCCCATTCATACTCTCGTTTGGCAGCATAGATGACTCGCTGTTGAGCACGGTACCATTCATTTTGTAACAATTGATCATCGACGTCGACGCTATTCTGTCTGTTCTTAGGGTCTTGAAGTCTAGCTTCCCTTGTAACAAAATTGAGATCTTTCGTTGGGTCAGCATAGCGTTGAGAGAACTCTTGGAAACTGAAACTTCTGTGTCGCAAGATTTGCCGGGCAATGTCTCTTGTTGTGGTAATTTCGATACAGGCGGAGACCATTTCGAGCGGTGACCAGTGTTGGTGTTTAACCAAGTATCGGATAAGTTTATCTGATGTCTCTGTATTAAGCTGGTTGCTGGGATTGCTGACACGGGCGCAATACGCAATGAGTTCCTGTGCATCTGCAATACCCATAAGTTTAAATTCGCCTGTGGGTTGGCTGTAGGATAAAAGTTTAACATTCATTTATAATTCCTTAGTAATTCTATAATTTCTTCTTCTGAATAAAGTTTAATCGTTTTGATAAAAGAATCAAACTCTTCAAAATCTATATTAGCATATTTTTCCGGAGGAGCAATCTGTGCTGCAGGCATTTTAACTAGAGTCAAACCAAATTCGCAGTTCATAGGATAAACTAAAAAATCTGTTTCTTTAATAAAATACATTAACAGTTTGTACGAATCCGAACAATATTTTGACTGTGACCAAAATTTTGTTGGAGGAATCATGTCATGTATTAATATCCAGTGGTTGCAATGATTTACAGAATTATTAAAGTCTTTTAATACAAAATCATAATCGTGATTTGCATCTATAAAAATTATATCAAACGACACTTCTTTGTCTAGAATTAAAAAAAAATCATCAGTCGTTGATTTTATAAGAGCGTTGTTGTTAGTGTCTACTGATAACTTTACATTGCATTTTATTTGATCAAAGTTTTTATTTTGATCAATGCCTAACTCTAGATACACAAGATCTTTAATATTTGAAATATTGTTTATTATAGAACAAGACATTTTGTTATTTCTGTTCTTGTTCTTTTTCAGGAAAACACAATGATTCCATGGTTTTGTAATGTTCGTAGGCTTTTTTAAGAGCTTCGAATCTTTCAAGTTTTGCCGGATCAGGCACTAGTATGGACAGTCTTTGTTCCATTTTCTTCATGAACTCTTTGAGGCTCTTACCATCTATTTTAATATCAGTGCCCGCAGCCATGTCAATACCATCGCCGGTAATACTCACAGTCTGTGGAACAGCAGCGTTGGTAAATGTATATCCACTAGTTCCTGTAGCCCACTGACTGTTATTGCTAATGTTATTAATAGTTGTAATACCGCCTACTGTTGCTCCGTAATTGTAAGAATACGCAGATGATGGCAGAGTAATTGTTGAAACTCCGGAGCCAAGTGTAATTGTATCTAATGTATCAGTCATGGTGCTTGCTTGAGCAGCACCATAACTGCTTAGATCAATTTCAATATCATCAAGTGTGATACTGTCCTTGTCGTTCATGATTAGGCCTTGGCTTCTTTGCGGGCGTTTTTTTCTTCTGTGATTTCATTGCGACGAGCTTTAACTGCTTTGCCTACTTCTTGTAATGCTTTGCGAGCACGGGTGCCTGCGGCATTGTTACCTGCTGCAAATTTTGCGTCTTCTGCCAAGAATGCTTCCATTGCTGCTTTTAATTGTTCTACTGTGTTTGACATAATGTTTTCCTTAAGTTATGTTCTACTACTTATAATAGTAATTGGTGTGGTCGGTAGGATTCGAACCTACAAAGCGATGTCTAAGACGTTGCCCTTGCCCAAATGCGTTTCACAACGGACCGGAGGTATACCAAGTTCCACTCACGACCACACATACAGTATATAACCGCAAACGCAAAAGGTCAAGACTTTTGTAGTTAAATACTGTCAGATTATGACACAAGACTTCACAAAGATACCATTCCATAACATAACAAGATTTGGTCAACGCACCATGTTGCATCGCCCGTTATTTTCTACCAGTTGGATTTTGGGCCGTTTCTGTAATTATAACTGTTCTTACTGTTGGCCCTATGCTAGATCGGACAAGGTAGATCACCAGCCTTTAGAAGTATATACTAATACTGTAGATGAAATCAAACGACAGGCTCGACTAAATGGCTTCAATGAATTCCATTGGAGTTTCAGTGGCGGTGAACCTACTGCTTACCGACAGCTACATGATTTGATTAAACACCTTGACGAAACAGAAAGCACATACCAAAGTATACACATGACAACCAATTTAAGTCCTGGAAGTAAATGGTGGAATACCTGGTGTGCCAACACAGCATTACTACAACGCAGAAGTATCACAGCATCATTTCATGATGAGTTTGCTCGAGAGCAGGAATTCGGTGACAAGTGTCTACAGTTATTGCATGAGCGTGTGCATGTCACAGTCAATCAAGTAATGGTCCCGGAAAAGTTTTATGAGCTTTATGAACGCATGTCTCGGCTACATGCTCGTGGAATCAATGTTACGCTCAAACCGCAAAGTGATCCTACAGCGAGTCGTGTAGTCGATGGCTACACAA